GTTGGTATCCGCGCATGACCATGATCCTATCCAAGCACGCCGAACAACGCTGGCAGGAACGATGCAGCGGGCTATCTGCCGAGGCTGAACTTCCACGCGCCAAGCGGATCAACCCCAAGCGGCTTGCGCGGCTGGAATCCAAGGCCATGCGGAAGATGCGGGCAAGTCCTGGCACTGAAGTCCTGATGACCCCAAGCGGCATCATGGTAGTGTGCAGGCCATTCAGCGAGACTGAGAAGCTGGTATTGACGGTTTATCGAGTGATAGAAAGGCGGTGGAGATAAGATGATGAGCGAATGGCAATCAATCGAAACCGCGCCAAAAGACGGAACGCAGCTTCTGCTGTGGAGTAGGCGTTCGGCAGTTGTAGGGTCTTGGCGCGTTGATGTTGGGTTTGGCGGCCCTGAACCAACATGGCTAGATAATTCGTACGATGACTTTTCCTGCGGATATGCGGCTGTTCCGCTTACGCCGACCCACTGGATGCCGATCCCGCCGCCGCCAGTAACCTAGCATAAAAAGTATGGTACAGTCACGAAAGCGGCCAGCAAGAGCCGCGTAATAAGGACAGGGGCGCCAGATGGGTGATTATCAACTGCGCGGGCTAGATTCAAATCAGACGCTTGCGGCAGATCGGTATATTGATGTGGCACTGCAAGGGTCTGCGGTAGATGGCGCGATTGAAATAGCCAACTCCGTCGCATTGGATTCATGCCCTACGATAAAGCAAGCCGCGCAAGGTATCGCCGAGCTTCGCAAGGGAATAACCTACTGCTATTTGGCGTTCTTCGGGCTGAATGGCCGATGCAAATACGTCAAGGTCGGCATGTCAACCCACCCTGAGCGGCGCGTTTACAAGCTAACTACCGGGTGCCCGCTTGACCTGATCGCCATCTATGCCTGTCCCGAGACATCCAAGAAGGCCGCATACAGGCTTGAGCAATCATTGCTGCGCAATATGAATGGCATCAGCAGGCGTGGCGAGTGGCTGGAGATTGATGAGTGCGCCGCCAAGGACATTGCGGATGTTGCGCACGGGCTTGCTGGGGCGAGCTGCATGGAGGATGGGTCTAGGCCGGAGTTTGGGCCTGTGTGGACAAAATGGCGGGGAATAGCATGATTCAGGTAGACGTTGACGTTGACGCCATTGGGGTCGAGCAGCTATCGGATTGGGATGTCCGCAACATGGAGGCGGAAGAGGCTTTTTCACTGAACCCGATTCCTGATGATTGCGTAGACGCGGCAAATAGGGCTAGCGCCTTATTCGATCAGAAGTTTCCTGGCTGGGAGCTGTACTGCCTTGTGGCTCGGAATGATCTTTGCTTCAAGCGAAAGCTGCTGGCATGGGGCATCAGTTGCGCGAGGCTTTATACCAGGGCCACCAAGCAGAATGGAAAGCCCGTAGTCGCTAAGGGCAGCCGTCAAAACGAATGGATACGGTGGGCTGCTGATGATGCGCTGCATTTCCTGTGTCATTCAAGGTTCCCGCATGGCTCCCAGATTGGGCGAGAAATGGGGGTTACCAATATGACGTATCAGCGGGTTAGGGTGGCAATTGCGAAGCTCTGTATTGCTGGATTCAAGACCTACTCGAACGAACTGCACTACCAATATCGAAGTGTTGGGCGACAAAACTTTCGGCAAGAAAATAAATATTGACCCTGTCAGGTAATTGCGGGAAACGGGGGTTACGATGTCAGTAAGGCGATGTGTTTTCATTCGCCATGACTTTTCGCCTATCACAGCCTCCGCAGCACCGGCAGGAAATCAGCCGTACTTCGCTCAAGCCAGACCCGGGTAGGCACCCAATTTGCTACAGCGCACGACGACCAGCCGAAAGGGGTTGCGTGGCAGCCGAGGGCAGACAGATTTGGCGGCAGCGTCGATACACGGTAACGGGTCATTCCCGTTGCGAGGTCGGGAACTTCGGGGAGTGTCTAATGGCACGTTGATCCGAGGGTAGCCTTGGGAACCCGGACGCTGTAAAGGCATCGCGAGGCCGTTCCGCCAATGTTCCAAACTCTCGGTAAATGTTGACCGTTACCGAGGAAATGCAACAAGTTTTGAGTCTGAACCGATGCACAAGCGCGTAAGTAGGACTCAACCGGCCCTGAAAGGGGCCATCTATTCGCCCTAGTAGGCGCTAAAGTCCTGCGGCAAGCCGAGCGCCCCGCAGGCACCCTTTTCTAATTCCTTCGGCAAGGAGGGAACATGACGATACTGAACGGAAGTCTCAAGCTAGACCGCGCCGACAATGGATTCATCCTCGCATGGTACGAGGGAACCGTATCGCGCCGCGAGGTGTACGAGGACGCTGGCGACCTTTTCGAGCGCATCAGCCAGCTTCTCGACATCCCCGACACGGAAATCGAGCGGACGTACCACAATCCGGCTGTTGATCCCGATATTGCGGACATGATGCCGGATAATGCGCCTCCCAGCGCGTTCGCAGGCGACTGAGCAGAATGCGACTGTCCGACGACCGGATTATTGAGGCGCTGAGACAGCACGGCAGCAATAGGAAAGCCGCTAAGGCTCTTGGGGTTCATTCCAGGACCATAGAGCGTCGCCGATCCAAGCTGGCCCTTAGAGGGTTCAGCCCGCAACACGACATGACCAAGACCGTGCCGGAAGGGTTCACGGTCAAAGGCGTGTCCACGCTCTACAAAGATGATGGGTCGATTGCGGCGCAGTGGGTTAAGTCAACTGCTGACAATGAGGCGCGTGAGGCATTGTTTGCCGCCGCCGCAGATGCTTTTGCATCAACGATCCCGCGAGCCAAGGCGGTCAACCCGCCAAAGCATTCCCTGCCCGATCTGCTGAATGCCTACGTAGTCACTGACTACCATCTTGGCATGCTGGCATGGCATGAGGAGACGGGGGACGATTGGGACACAGACATTGCTGAGGCGATGCTGGTCGAGTGGTTCCGGCAAGCGATCAAGGGAGCGCCAGACGCCAAGATAGGCGTATTCGCGCAGCTTGGTGACTTCATGCACTGGGATGGCATGGACGCAGTAACGCCAGCTTCCAAGCACCTTCTGGATGCCGATACGCGGTTTCAGAAGCTTGTTCGTGTGGCTATCCGGTGCATCCGCCAAGTCATCGGCATGTTGCTGGACAAGCATGAGCAAGTGCACGTCATCATGGCAGAAGGAAATCATGACCCGGCCAGTTCAATATGGCTGCGGGAGTGGTTTTCCGCGTTGTACGAGGCCGAGCCTCGCGTGACCGTGGACACATCGCCAGACCCGTATTACTGCGTCGAGCACGGCGCTACATCGTTGTTTTTCCACCACGGCCATAAGCGCAAGGTGGCGAACATTGACGACGTGTTCGTTGCCAAGTTCAGAGAAGTGTTTGGCCGGACGAAACACAGCTACGCGCACATGGGCCATCTGCATCATGTGGACGTGAAAGAGACAAACCTGATGATCGTAGAGCAGCACCGCACCCTAGCCGGGGCGGATGCCTACGCAAGTCGCGGTGGCTGGATGTCTGGTCGGGACGCACAAGTGATTACCTACCACGCCAAGCATGGCGAGGTCGCCAGGAACCGGATCAATAGCAACATGGTGTCGGCATGAGCGAGGAAGCCGCCAAGATCGAAGTCGAGGTAGAGGATGCCGACGACGACGAGCAAGTGTCTGCGACTGCCGATGAGCTATTCATCAGCGAAGGCGAGTTCTACACGACTGATGCGGTGGCGTTCTTTCAGGCTACCGGAGCTATTGGGGCGCTAGTGGTTGCAGGCGACCTGATCTTAATCAAGCCCGATGGAAGGGCTTACAAGGTTGAGCTAGCTGACACGAAATTCCGCCCCGGCTCTACCGAGAAGGGGACAATCACCAAGATCAAATAAACAGGGGAAGCGGCAGCCGATGGATGTCCTTAGCATTGTCATGACTGTTGTTATCGGCCTTGGCGTGCCAGCCATAGGGTTCCTGTTTAAGCAGTTCAAAGACTTGCGCGACGCGAACGACAAGTTGAAAGAGAACTTGCAAGACGTTAAGATGATGATTTACAAGGACTATGTGAGTATGGCTCACATGGAAAAGATCATGGCGCCGTTCCAGAAGGATGTGAACAACCTGGAAAGGCTGATCGAGCGCATTGCATCAAGGCTGGCGATCCCGGCAATCAGCGAGGATTGAAGGGCTGGATATGCAGATCAAGGACGATTTACAGGCGCTATCAGGGGTCATCCGCGAGCTACGCGATGAGGTAAGGGAAGCCCGCGATAGTCGGCATACTGACCTTCCTACGACGGTTTCGAGCATTCAGGTTCATGCGGGAGGCGCGGCTACATGGCTAACGGCTTGGGTTTCGACCGTTGCAGCGGCGCTGATGTTAGGCATGGCCATCGTCGGATCGTTCTGGGTTAGCACGGCATTCCAGCAGGCCGATCAAGAGCGGGCCGAACTGCGATCTCAGATCAGCGACCTGAACGATTACATACATGCTATCTATCAGGTAGCGCCCCAGCTACAGAAAGAGCTTGAGAAACAGAAGGATAAAGACAACTGATGTCCACAATCATCATCATTTCACGCCCGCCGAATGAGCCGAATGCCCCTGAGCTTCCGCAGTCGTTCGATGTCGCGCTGCCGAAACAGCTTGAGGCTGCCCACGCATTGCTTGACGAAATAGCAGGGGAATGAAGGGCCGCATAATCGCTGGCATCGCAGGAGCGGCGCTGGCGATAGCAGGCTCGATCATCGCGAAGTGGGAAGGCGTACGATTTAAGGCATATCAGGACGTTGGCGGAGTCTGGACAATTTGCGAAGGACACACGCGAGGCGTTAAGCCTGGGGATGTAGCCACGCAGGCCCAATGCGACACCTATCTGGCCGAGGATATGAGGGTAGCGGCTGACATTGTTGCCCGCTGCATCACCCACCCAATACCAGATCATGTTCGCGGGGCGCTTATATCAGCGACCTACAACATCGGCTCCAAGGTTGTTTGCGAGTCCACGCTACGGCGCAAGATGAACGCAGGGGACATTGAAGGCGGCTGCCGAGAGTTGTTAAGATGGGACAATGCCAACGGTCAGAAGTACCGAGGGCTAACCCTTAGACGGCAGCATGAGTTTGCTGTATGCTGGCCAGACTTCAATACCGTCCGCTCAGGCTCCACAACGGACCATCCATCCATGCAACGAGGAAACTTCTAATGGGATTCCTGATCGGGTTTGCACTTGCCGCTGGGCTGGCCTACGTGGCCTATCGCTATCGCGCAACCATTGAAGATTGGATAGATAGGGAAGATGGCTGATATGCTCCGCCTATCCATCCTGCTGGCCCTATTGGCGATGACCGGATGCGTGATAGACCGAGGCAAATGCCTTGACGAGAGGATGGAGTTCATCTTGGTGCCGCAGGTTATAACGCTGGAGCCTATAGTTACGATGCAAAAGGTTCAGCCTGTGGTAACCTGCTATAAGTGGGAATATCCTCAAGGCAGGAAGCAATGAACCCATGGATTCTGCTTGGTGCTCTGCTGGCGTTTATCGGCGCTTACTGGCTAGGCGATCACAACGGGGCCAGCCGTGCGCGGGACAAGGCGATAGCGGAGCAATCCGTGAAGCAGGACATGATAGCCGTGGAGACAGACCGGCGAGCGATAGTGAGCAGCGAGGCGAGCACGAACATGCTGGACTACCTCGCCAGCATCCCCCAGGTACAGGCGAGAGCGAATGAGTCAGCGGAACGGATT